CGATGAAGGTACTGGCAATTCTTCCATCATGCTTAGAGAAGTAGGTTGGAATGGCAGAGACCCTAAATTAGAAATCCGTAAATGGATTATCGATGTGGATAAAGAAACTCCTATGAGAGGATTATCCTTTATCACAGAACAAGGTCCTCATACTCTTACTGAAGTATTAGCAGAAAAAGGTTTTGGTAATACAGAAAAGCTTATTACTAATATCAAAGACAGAGAAGACTTTGATGATTCTCTTGTAAAAGTAATTGGTAAAAAGAAAATTGAAAAGTCTAAAAACACTGAAGTAACCATTAGTGAGGATGATTACTTTGATCCTAAGAGTGTTTTAGATGATTAAAGTGTCCTCTTTTATTTAAAGAGGTGAAATAAATGAAAAGTAAATATGAAGAAATAAAAGGTGATAATCAGAATGAGTCTATGGAACAATTAGAGATGTGTAAATATCTCGTTCAAGGTATCGATAAACCATGCAAGCATAGAGATATGTACGGACGTTGTACTTTTGAAAACTGTATCCTAGATGAAGAAGAATCACCTTTACGTTCTAAGAAATGGTGGTTCCAATGCATTATCTGTAAGCATCCTACTTCTATTGAACCAGATGCTATGAGAGTGCCATTCTGTGAATCATGTATTTCTAGAATGAATGAAGCTGAAGTATTGCCATTCACTTGTAGATATTGTGGTAGAAAACAATACTCTCCATCGAAGTGGATGTTCTCAAGAGTTTGTGACGAATGTATTCCTTTATTGTATAATAAGAATGCAGGGCAAACTTGTTTAAAATATACCCCTAAAGTTGGTAAACGATCTATCTCTAGAGGTGGTAGTTTACATGATTACAAATAAGGTGGAATTATGACTAATAATAGAGTAAAAGAATATGATTATTTAGAAGCTGTGCCTATAGAGCATATTCTTTATGCTCAGTTTATCAAATACGATAAACTTAATAGACTATTTACAGAATACTATAAAGACAAACCAGTTCCTAAATGGATTAATATTTATATAGACGTATATCAAGCATTGCTTCCTATATTCAATTTCTATAAAGTAACAAATCCTTATAATATAACTGCTTGTATTGCTAACTTAGCGATACATTATAAATCATTCTTTAGAAAAGCTGGCATAGATAGCTTTGTATTTTTATTATATTCTCCTACTACTGGTGCGGCTACTCAGCAAAGATTCTGCCCAGAATATAATGGCAAATATACAATGCGAATGGTAAATAATAAAGAAGTATATGATATGGTAAATCAAAATATACCTCTTATTCAAATGCTATGCCAGTATATGAATAATATATTCTTTAAGATGGGTACAGTAGAAACTTCTGTTATGGCTTATGATATGATTACTAAGTTTAAGAATAGACAGATTACTGCCCCATCTTTATTTATAA